GGCATTGGAACAGTTAAAGCGGAAAGGCTACTCAAAGAATGCAAAAACGAAAACGAGATGTATCTTGCTATCCTGGAAGCTTACGAAGGGAACGCAGAGAGGGTGCTGGAAAACGGAAGACTACTGTGGATACGAAGGCAGCACAACCAATTGTGGACACCTCCAAGCTCATTGTCATTAGATGGGTGGACGCAGTAAGCGATGGTGGCTGGGAAGAGCACGAGAAGCCTGACATTCATGAAGTAACTACAGCAGGGTATATTGTTTCAGAAAACAAAGATGCCATCTGTATTGCTTCTACTGTGTCAGGCACATTTACCAATGCTAGGATGCATATTCCTAAAGCATGGATTAAATCTAGAAAGGTAATTAAAGTTGAAGCCCCAGTCAGCAAAAGCAAAAGGAAGAAAGTTACAGCAGTGGGTACGGGATCAGATACTGCTACGCTTTCCAGTGCTGAGTCCCGATGATTGCAGGTCAACGAGCATGGGAGCGGGTGGAGAAGATGTTCAACTTAGTCCTCTCGCTAGGTCGCTGGTCAGCTACACGATTGAGTGTAAGAATCGTAAAGCTGTTGCAGTGTTTAAGGATTACGAACAAGCAAAGACACATGGACTAGTAGAGCCACTCGTTATCTTAAAACAGAATAACAGTAAGCCACTAGCACTAGTTGATGCTGAACACTTCTTGGATATGCTACAGAAACTGAATGATCTGAAGCACCAGGTAGATGTTCTACTTTTAGTTAAAGGAAAATGAAATGAGAAAGAAGATACCAGATCAGCCTGAGATAGTTATTCGTGACTGGAAAACAGTAGGAGGTCAGGATAACTTTACTGTATTAGGATTAGGTGTAGACGATAAAGTCTATTATTGGAAAGATAAAAAATGGAATGAACTATGAGATTAATTGTACACTTAACAGAATACGAAGGACAGCCTGATCAGTCAGCTGCGTCGATTGATATTGGTCTACCTGACGGTGCTCGTTATGATACCCTGCAGGAACACTTTGATAGGCTGTTGTCAATTGTATATGGTTATCCTATTGGTAAGGCAGATAGCAATTATCAGAATCCGCTAGATCCAGAGGATGAATAATGCCAACACACTTAGTGATACCAGATGTACAGGTAAAGCCAGGGCAGGACTTCAACTTCTTGAAAGCAATCGGCAACTACATTGTTAAGAAGCGTCCTGATGTTATTGTTAATATTGGAGACTTTGCGGACATGCCAAGCTTATCTAGCTACGACAAAGGTAAGAAGTCCTTTGAAGGTAGACGATATAAGCATGATGTTGAAGCAGTTCATAGTGCAATGGACATCCTCTTAAAGCCACTACGTCAGCTACAGGACAGGCAGCGTAGGAACAAGGAGAAGGTCTACAAGCCACGCATGGTGTTGACTATAGGTAACCATGAGCATCGTATCAATCGTGCCATAGAGAACGATTCAATGCTGGATGGGACTATCTCTTTAGAGGATTTAGGATATGAGAAAGCTGGTTGGGATGTTCTACCGTTTGAGCAGCCTGTTATTATTGATGGTGTTCTTTATGCCCATTATGTCACTGCTGGTGCTCTTAACCGTCCTGTTGGATCAGCTGCAGCCATCATCTCCAAGAAACACCAGTCGTGTGTTGTGGGTCACCAGCAAGGTAGACAAGTTGCTTATGCTATTAGAGCAGATGGCAAGACGCTTACGGCTATTATAGCTGGTAGCTGCTACGAGCATGATGAGGATTACATGGGTGCTCAAGGTAATCACTACTGGCGAGGTATCGTAGTGTTGCATGAGGTAAAGGATGGTTGTTTCGATGAGATGTTTGTGTCTCTTGACTTTCTTAAGAAGAGGTATCTATGATAGCAATGCCAGAGCCATACGGTGAACGATATCAACCAGAGATTACCCTTGAGAATTACTTCAGGGGTTTAGTACAGATGGACTTTGCAGATGACAAGGAGGACATGGTAAATTCACCTAGTCATTATACCCAGGGATCTATCGAGTGCATTGATGCCATAGCACAGGTGGTGAAAGACTTGCAAGGCATGGAAGCAATGTGTACTGGTAACGCTATCAAGTATCTGTGGCGGTGGAAGCATAAGAACGGAGTAGAGGATCTGAAGAAAGCACAGTGGTATCTACAACGAATGATTGACAATAGTAGTAAATAGGAGTATAATATATGAGTGAGATGTCACCAATCAGAGCAAGTCTTAAAGACATAATAAAGGAGTTACAAATGCGTAAGTCAAAAGAGAAAGTAGCACATAGTAAGTTTTTCCCTGAAGATAATCAGTTTGTTAATTTACAAGGAAACTATTGGGATCACGATAACTGGGAAGTTAACGTAACTATTGGCGGTGGATCACGAGAGCAAGTGTACTTGTGGGTAACAGACTACGATAAGAATGCAGATGCCTTCTTGAATGAGTTAGCTGCTGCAGTATCTAAAGCCCAGGTTGCTATCGCTAAGTTTCGTAATCGAGCCAAGGTAGAAACTACCGCTGCTAAGGATGCCAAAGCAGCCAAGGTTGCACCTAAGAAGAAGAAGTAAATTGTGTTAACGCTGACAGTGCCAGAGTTAAAAGAGCGACTAAAGCGTTTAGATGAGGTATCTCTTCTGGAGTTATTAAATATATCTTCAGAAGAGCTTGTCGATAGTTTTAGCGATAACATTGAAAACAATTATGAGAGCCTCTGCAAAGAGGTAGACTGGGAAGAGACTGAATGACCAACAAATATCAAATGACACCTTATAATACCTTCATTGCCAAGAGCCGTTACTCACGGTTTCTCGATGATAAGAATCGTCGTGAGCACTGGGGTGAAACTGTAGCACGTTACTTCGATTTCATGGAGAAGCACTTAGCTACTAAGCAGAACTATACGCTAACTGCTGAGCTGCGTAAAGAGCTGCAAGATGCAGTGACACACCTGGATGTAGTACCTTCTATGAGAGCAGTAATGACTGCTGGTACTGCACTAGATCGTCAGAATGTAGCTGCATTTAACTGTTCGTACTTACCTATCGATGACCCTAAAGCATTCGATGAGGCAATGTATATCCTATTGTGTGGTACTGGTGTTGGATTCTCTGTGGAGCAGAAGTATGTTACTCAATTACCTGAAGTTCCAGATCAGTTGTTTCCTAGTCAGACTTCTATTATGGTGTCGGATAGTAAAGAAGGGTGGGCTAAATCACTTCGACAACTCATCGCTCTTCTATACTCTGGCGAGATTCCAAAGTATGACGTGTCGAAAGTCCGACCTGCGGGGGCTAGGCTTAAGACTTTTGGCGGCAGAGCCTCTGGAGCACAGCCACTGGAAGACCTCTTCAAGTTTGTTATTAGTAAGTTCAAGACAGCAGCTGGACGGAAGCTCAGTTCGCTGGAGTGTCATGACATTCTATGCAAGATCGGGGAAGTTGTTGTGGTGGGAGGAGTGCGTCGTTCCGCTATGATTAGCTTGTCTGATTTGACAGACGATAAGATGGCACATGCTAAGGCAGGTAACTGGTGGGATGGACAAGGGCAACGAGCATTAGCTAACAACTCAGCTACATATGAAGAGACCCCAGCTATTGGTCAGTTCATGCGAGAGTGGACTAGCATTTATGAGTCACACTCTGGTGAACGTGGTATCTTTAATCGTGAAGCTAGTCAGATGCAAGCTGCTAAGAATGGTCGTCGTGATGCAAGCTATGAGTTTGGTACTAATCCGTGCTCAGAGATTATCCTGCGTCCGTATCAGTTCTGTAACTTGTCTTCGTGTATCATCCGCAGTACAGACACTGAAGCAGATATCTTGAACAAGGTTCGTTTAGCTACTATCTTGGGTACATTCCAAGCATCGTTAACTAACTTCCCTTACCTTCGTAAGATATGGCAGAAGAACACAGAAGAGGAAGCTTTGTTAGGTGTATCGATGACAGGTATCTTGGACAATCATTTACTGAATGATCCAGATGATGAGGCATTACCAGGACTATTGGAGAAACTACGAGATGCTGCTGTTGCTACTAATGCTAAGTTTGCTGCTGATATTGGGATTAACCAGTCTGTTGCGGTTACAGCCATTAAACCTGAAGGGACTGTTAGTCAGCTTTGTTCTACTGCTAGTGGCATACATCCTCAGCATAGTCAGTATTACATTCGTCGTGTACGAGCTGATAACAAAGATCCATTAACTCAGTTCATGCTGAAGTCAGGGTTTATTGGTGAGCCTTGTGTGATGAAGCCTGAGTCTACAACAGTATTTAGTTTTCCTGTTGCAGTAGATGAAGGTGCTTTGCTTCGTGAAGACTTGACTGCTGTTGAGCACTTACGGTTGTGGTTGATTTACCAGCGTCACTACTGTGAGCACAAGCCATCAGTCACTATCTCTGTCTTAGAGAAGGAGTGGATGGAAGTAGGGGCATGGGTGTACAAGCACTTCGATGAGGTTACTGGTGTGTCTTTCCTTCCAATGGATGGAGGAACATATCGACAAGCACCATATGAAGAGTGTACTGAAGAGGATTACAAGAAGCTACTCGCTCAACAACCTACTGGTATTGATTGGGATAACTTCCAGGAGTATGACGATAATGTCGAAGGAGCACAAATGCTAAGCTGCACAGCAGGAGGATGTACAATATGATTTTAGAACTACACTTTATATGCGGGTTTATGTTTGGGTTTGAATATGTAGATGATGATGGTATCAAATACTATGTTCTAGACCTTGGCATTGTACGATTAATGTTAGCCTCTCCCAAAGACTAGCACTTTATGGCAGCCCTACTTCGGTAGGGTTGTCTTTTTACTCATAAGGACGAGTCCCTTTTTTATCAATGATTAGGGCTTGTTTCCTTGGAGGTGTGCTAGGAGTTAAAGGTACACTGATATGAGTCCAGCTATCGAACTCTCTGATGAGCTGGTCATAAGGCAAGCCCTTCATAATTAATGTAGCTACAACCTGATCAGGGGTCATCCCCGATACACGGATGTCTGCAGCGCACCCCACCCTATGTTGGCTGGAATCTTTCGATCCAACAGAATCATTCACTTGCTTAGACCTATACCCACTAGTAACAGTGATAGTCCTGCCTAGTTCAGCTCTCACAGTCTCTAAGAACTCACATAGTCTTACCAGGTTCTGATACTCTATGTCAGTAGGCTTGTTAAGCCAACCATTACGAGCAGCTGTCTGAGATGCAGTCATCTCTTCATAGGTAAAGTTAGGTGTAATGTTCATTGCTTTTCCTTAGCTTTCATATCCATAATCTTCTCTAATGTACGACCACCAAAGTAGAAGGACATGATTAACATTCCCCACTGACCAAGTAGTTCAACATAGGCTTTGTTTGTATCAAGGTCAAATGCACTCATCATAGCGAAGATGAAATATCCACCCAGGATAAAGAGTAGAGTCATAGGACGGATGTTCTTAGACAACCAGCTATCACTAGCCATGTCAGCCTGTAGTCTTGCAGTCAGCTCTTGTTGTTCGGCAGTATCTGCTGCAATTTTAGCTAGTTCACCATTCTGCTGCATCTCTAGTAGCTTTAGCTTAGCCTGTTCAGCTTGTGCTGGATCAGGAAAGACCTTGTCTAAAATCTTACCACCAATATCTAGTAACGCACCTAATGGAAACATTATTCTATTCCTCTCTTCTTCATGTTTACTTACCACCCCATACTATAAAATAAGAAACTACTGCAGCAGCTAAGAAGCAATACAACTGTACTCTCCTAACTGCTTGCATATCTGCATCAAACATCTTTTTGTTTTGCATTTGTTCTTTGAGCATTCGCTGCTTGATAGCTTGTATATCATCCCAAGCTTTAGCTCCATGCTTACTTATCACTTCAGCCTTCATACGAGTTTCCATCTTCTTTACTTCTTGGATGATCTCGTATTCTTTGAACGCTCTCATTACTGTGTTGTCTACTTGATACTGCTGTGCTTTGCGTCTCTCAGCAGCCCTCTGTTGCGCTACTTCAGCTCCATCCTTCTGGACATTCTCGATACTTTTAGTTAATGATTTAGCACTCTCACGAGCAATATCTAAGCTACCTGTGAGAGTCTTTACTCCTTCGTTTATTCCGTATTGGTCTGACATAGTTATTCATTATTTGTAGAGTATAGATATTAATGCATCAAGTATTATTCTTCTACTCCCTTTTTCTTAAGCTTAGCTCTGATATACTGTTCTCTAAATACAGGGTCTTGAATCTTCTCACTGAACAGAGTCTTAGTAGCTGCTGATCTAGCTCTCTGTATTGCTTTTTCAAAGATTATTTTCTTTAGAGAGTCAGGTGCATTCTGATAACCAGGTGCTTGAATGACAGCAGGTAAAATCCTATCAGCCCATTCGCTTGATATAGCTTGGTATCTAGCTTGATCAGCACCTTCTAGTTCTACACCTTTTAGTGTCTTACCAGGTAAGTTATAATCTACCTTAATACGAGCAGCTTCTGTTTGTATCTCATTCTGAACAGCAGGTGCAGTTTGGATACCAGTAAATGCAGCTTGACCAAATGCAGGATTACGACGCTCACCACCAAACAGCATAGACTGTACAGGCAACTCTTGACGAGCGGGTACAGGCAGCCCTAGTCCAAAGTCAGGTATACGATTCTGTACTGCTTCACCAAAGCCAGTGACTACACGCTGGAAAGGATCAGCACTACGAGCAGGAGCAGCTACGAAGGAAGGAACAACTAAGCCAGCAAAGCTGTTAATGAAGCTACCACCATAACGCTCAGGATCATGGATAGCCTGGAGTACACCAGAGATACCCTCTAAGAAGGTCTTTGATGCAATGTTCTTAGTGATACCACCAACCACATCTAATACCAGGTCTTTAGCCTTACGGTCGTAGGGGTTCTTATCAGTGTAGTTCTTAACAGCATTGATACCGTCAACTGAAGAACCCATGATTGTAGCTACTGGCTCAAGACGAGCATATGAATACCATGTATCGCCAATCCTCATACTGTACTCAGGGATTCCTGCAGCAATCATAGCGTTACGCTTAGCAGCATCTTTAGGATAACTACCAGTAATCTCTCCACTACCTACTAACTGAGAGATGCCTGCAGCGATTCCAACACCAATAGCAGTACGAGCAATCTTAACATCAGTAGGAGTATTCTTAGAGAAGATACCTAGAGGAGTGTAAGACAATGCATCCTTCATGATGTTGATTGGAGTCTTAACGAATGGAACAACCCATGCTAATTCAGGATGTTGTGATCTGAATCGTAGGATGTTGTTACCGAACTTACCTAGATCAGCCTGGAATGTAGCAGACTTAGCAAAGTCACCCACCTCTTGAATGAACTTAGCACGAACACCGTCAGGCAGGAAAGCTAAACCAGGTACTTCTAGTACTTGATCTCTCCAGTTAGCAGCTTTGGTATTAACATTACGCAGTGCATTGTATACTGTGTCTGGATCACCATACTTACCACTAGAAGCTAGACGATAGGCTTGTGCATTGAACTCCATCTTACGGAAGATAGCCTTGAAGAACTCGTCAGTACCTACACCAACCCTACCAGGTACACGAACTACTTGACCTAGCACTTGCTCAGCACGACTAGCACCTTCTTGCATACCAATAGCACCACGAATCTCAGGCAATGCAGAGTCCAGAGGACTACCACGAATGAAGCCTTCCTTAGCAAAGTAAGCACCTTCTAGTACACCATCCATCATACCTCTGAATGCAGGAAGTACTTCACCTATCTTAACTTTACTTAATGGATTAGCAGCCTGGAGTACACGTTCTACACTAAGCAGACCTAGCTTCGCTATGCCAGAGGCAGCGTTAACTAATGGTGTAGCTAGACCAGAGATGTAGGAGTTAACTACATACTCACCAAACTTATCATTCCATCGTGGCTGCTTCAATGCATCACGGGTCAATGCACGAATAGCAATCTCTTTATCGAATGACGAACCAGGAGCATCCTTAATCTGACGAACAGCATCCATCAAGTCCATCAGTGATTCTGTCTCATTCTTACCTTGGTTACTATCTAAGTACTTACGAACCTGTGCAGGAGATAAACCACCTAGAGCCTTCTTGATTTGCTTCTGAGCTTGTAGTGCTTTAGCTGCATTACGAGCTGAGCCAAGAGGAGATGTTAAGAAGGGCTTGATAGCTTCCATATCTGGTTTAAACATAGCAGTTAACTCAGCAGGAGATAAACCTTCTTTTCTACCTATGTTCATTAGTTCAGAGATAGTAGCAAACTTCTTCCAGGAATCTTCTACGATAGGTACGAATGCTTTGAGGATCTCAGCAGGAGCTACCTCTTCTAAGCCACGCATACGCATAAACTCAGCAGCTTGCTCTGGTGTGTATGCCTTGAAGTTTGTAGTTAATCCTAACTCAGAACGTAGCTGTGGAGCGTATGCTCCAACTAATTCTTTGAGTGCATCTTCTGACTGAGCCAGACGAGCTTGACCTCCCTTGATAAAAGAATCAATGTTCTCTTGTCTGAGTGGATTGTCTGGATTGAATACCCCAGAGTAACGGAAGTCTGGTGTCTCAGTAAAACGGAAAGGAGCTTCAGTAAAGAATGTTCTGTAGTCTCCGTTAGCTATCTGTGTACCTAACTCAGCACGAGTCTCAGCGTCTTCAATACTCTTGATCCAAGGAACTACACTCTCTTGCAGATTAGTAGGAGGAGGTACAGACTCTTCAGGAATAACAACCTGTGTTTCAGTATCAATCTTATTGACTGGTACTTCTTCTATCTTGTTAGTAGCTTTGTTAAATACCTTAGCTAAGCCTCTTGCACCACCAACTAAAGCACTAGCAATAGTAGCACCACCAACCACACCCAGTCCAGTAGAAGCTAGTCTGCCTAAGTCTTCTTCTTCATACTTAGGCTGCAATGCTCCACTGATGCCTCCAGCTACAGCACCTCCAGCGATTAAGCCTTTAGCACCTTTAAAGAATACAGCACCAGGTAAGAGAGAAGAAGGATTAATCAAGCCACCAGCAATAGTACCTAAGACACCAGCTACTGGGTTCTCTGCTTCCATCTGACGACGGAGAGACTCCTCTGCAGTATCAGTAGGTTCTTGACCTAGTAACTGACGAGCACCAGTAATCTCAGAGCCTATCTCTTGACGAGCAGACTGCTTAAATGTTTCAAAAGGAGTAGCACCTGTTTTATTCAGATGATTGAGAATTTCTTTAGGCTTGTATCCCTCTTCTAGAGCAGCTGAGTAGTTAAACCCCGACTGCTGTGCTAGATATTGAGCAATCTCGTCCTCTGAATAGCCTTCCTTCTTTGCAGCAATTACATCGAAGATAGCCATTTATTGTCCCATTTGAACAGTAGGAGGAGAATATCGAGGATAAGGAGCAGGTTCAGGATAAGTATCTAGCATAGGCATAGAACTACCAGGGAAAGAATTAACAGGCTGAGCAAGTGCAGAAGTAGGCTGCGTACCAAAACTACCCAACGGTCTACGCTCACCTTTAGGAGTTTCTCCTGTGGCTGTCTTTGTAGGAGTAGGAATATACTCACCACCGCCTATCTTTTCATAAGTAATGTTTTTAGTTTTCTTATCAAGAATAGCAAATGCAACAGGCTGTCCTGAAGGATCATTAATAACTTTCCAATCAGTCTTACCACCTTCAATGTCAGCACGTTGGCGAGCTGCACTGGCTTTCTGTGCGTCTGTTGCAGCATTCTTATATGCAATGTCAGCAACTTCTTTAGCACGATCAAGGTCTTGCTTAGCTGTAATCTTGCCTAAGTAACCAGCAAGTTCATTAGCTTTCTTATCATTACCTTGATCTCTGAACTGAGCAATCTGTGTTTGCAGTAAGTCAGGATTCTTAGCATACAAGTCAAGCTTAGCAGCTTCAGTCTTGAGTCCTAGGTCTTCTGCTTTTCTATACTCTTGTGCAGCCATCAGTGCTTGTTGTCCTAAGCCACGATCTGCAAACCCAGTCTGTAAGTTCTTATAGAAAGACAAAGGATCATTAGGATCTGAGTCTTGCAATGCTCGGTTGTATACACCTTGAATATCAGTCAGCTTCTGTAATACAGGATTAGTAACTTCAAAGAAGCCACGATCCTGTGCCACATTAGATACACCACGACCAAGTAATCCACCCAGTGTAGCAGCTAATTGATTCTGTGCTGGCATAGCAGCAACACGAGCTTGCTCTTGCTGTATTAACTGTTGACGATACAGCTCTGGATCTGCACCTAAGAGTCCTGCTTGACCACCTAATAATAAGTTTGTTGGTTGTCCCATAATATCCTCTTAGTTAAAACGGCTGTAAGGAGCACCGACAAAGTCAGGAGATGCTTGATTCTGTCCACGAACCATAAAGTTCTGGAATCCACCAAAGCCACTACCAGCATTGCCACCGAATAGTCCTCCACCACCTCCTGCACCACCCATACCCATTGTAGCAGCACCAATAGCAGATTGTAAGAACTGATTGTTCATCTGATTAGCTGCTTGAGTAGCACCGTACTGAGTAGCAGCACCTTGTACTTGTCCACCGTAGTATTGTTGTGAACCCATCTGTTGACCTGGTGCTTGAGCTGTACCTAGTTGTAAACCTAGTTGATATGGTTGTTGAGCCATCTGTTCTACTTGACCAGATAAACCTAACTGAGCTTGTAGTGGCGAGTAAGCGCCTACCTGACCAGCTTGCTGAGCACCTAATAAACTACCAGCAGTGCCTAGTAAACCAGCACCATAAGTAGCTCTCTGCATACCAGCTTGTTGAGCTTGTGATGCCAGGGCTAAGTCTTGCTGAGCTAAGGCATTGTAGTATGCTTGCATCTCTGGGTTAGTCTGTCCTCTACCACCAGCCATAGTACCACCAGTAGCTAAGCCACCACGACCCCTCTGAAACAATTGATTCTGTAAGCCAGCTAACTGTTGTTCACGCTGAGGAGCTAACAATGCTTGTTGCTCACGCATGTAATCAGCTGAAGCTTGCTGAGGAGAAGTAGCTAGATACTGTTGACCTAAGTTAAACAGACCTTGAGCACCTGCAGTTAACGGAGAATACTGCTGAGCCATCTGTTCAGCTTGAGTAAGACCAGCACCAAACTGACCAAACAGTCTATTCTGAATACCAGCTAACTCAGGAGCAGCTGTATAGCCAGCAGAAGAGATGTAAGGAACACCAGTAGCTGGATCAATCTCACGAGTAAACTGAGATGTACCAAACCGTGTGGTCATTCCTACTGGACGGAAGGCAGAGATATTAGCAGCAGTAAGACCTGCTTGTCGTTGCTGTTCAGCAGCTTGTGCTCCAGCTCTACGAGTATCTCCAGCTCCTGTAATAGGATCTAGTACTGAACTTACTATACTACCCATGATTTGCTCCTAGTGTATACATCATATCTTTTATCATTCACTGTTAATCTATCAAACTTAGTCCACCCTGTAGATAATCCAAACTTAGCTAACTTACTGTCTGTATCTTCTACTAGTGCTACTAAGGGTACTGTTACTAAATGCTGTAGTGCTTCTAAATCTTTAAGGTATTCTTTCTTTACTTCTGGTGTCCACTTAAATACATCTGTATGAAACCAAAGCATGTTACTGTAGAATTCTAGATACATCGTATAGTCTCTACGATTTACTACTGGTACTTTTATCAAGCTGTACGCTTCCACATACGAACTACAATGAATGGCTGTACGTTAGCGTTAGTACCACTAGAACCATTAGAAGCAGTTGTTCCACTGAACGAGTGTTGGTGACGAGTACTTGCTCCACCAGTCTGTGTATCGTTTGCGTTTCGATAATTAAGTCCACCAGTACCTACAAAATTAATATTATTATTTACTAAACCAGTAGCATTAGATAAGTGAGTATGGTCTGGAGAATCATCACCAGTAGTACCGCTATAGGTATGAGTATGAGACACAACAATAGCGTCTTTAGAACCACCAGTCTCTTCAGCAGTATCAAACAGTGCATCACTAGCGTTAAGACCAACCATAACACGACCAGCACCAAAGGCTTCCCATGTACCAAAACCTAGCAGTGTGTTTGGATTAGATGAGCTAGAGGCATTAACATAGATAGAACCAATAGGATATACAGCAGCTAAAGCAGCAGTCACAAATGCTGTAGTAGCTAACTGAGTAGTATTAGAACCAGCAGTAGCTGTAGGTGCAGCAGGAGTACCTGTGAATGTAGGAGATGCAATGTCAGCTTTAGAACTGATAGCACCAGAGATAGCATTGAACTCGTTATCTATCTCTGTACCTTTAACAATCTTGTTTGCGTCACCTGTAGGTAATGTATCCTTGGTGGCAAAGTTAGTTGCTTTGGTGTAATTACTCATAGTGTTTTACCTTGTTTAAGGAAGAAGTCTATCTTCTGAATTGAAAGAGGAGTACCATCGATGTCAGACTCAAAGCCTAACTGAAGAACTGTACCTGAACCTGATGCTGGAATGTTAGCAATATCCAAAGCAATACCATTAGTGTATGTAGCTATGTTGTATTCTGCTGTACCGTATTCAAATACTTCTACACGCTGTAATACAATACCACGAGAGAAGTAGTTACGAGTATAGTCGTAGCCCCACTTAATAGCGATAGGCTGGTTAGAACCACCAATAGCTGTTACATTGATACGCTTAAGAATCTTATTCGTAGTAGCAGAACCAAAGTCAAAGTAGTTAGTGAAGTATGTCATACGATACTTAGCACCATTGTCTTCATACAGATTGTATTTACCTATGTATCCAGGCTGTCCTATCAATAGCTCTCTGTTTTGTGTTAAGCAGAAGGCTGTAGGATTAATCTGTTTCCATATAGTTGTTCTAGCTGCTCCATTCTGCAGCATGCCCCTAGTATCAAAGCAGAAGGTAAACCCTGAGCCAGGCAGAGACAACAAGTAGAAAGCATCTGTAGGAAAGTAAGTAGCCTTGATGTTCTTAGCTGTCTCTGATGCTACTAAAGACAACAAGTCATCTCGTACATTCTTAGAGATATCTCTAAATGGCAAGGACTTCTCTTGTATTACACGCTGCAGAGACTGCACACCAGTTGAAGACAAGAACAATAAGTCTGTACCAATAGAAACTACAGAGTCTCTAGCAATACAGCCAGTACCTACGATTACATCTTGCAGTGTCATTTGTGATGGGTCTACAGGGTTAGTATAGATAACAATATGACGAGTACAGAAGATAATCAAGAAGCCATTATGATCTGCTATAGCCACAATAGGATCATTGTTAGGAACTACTTCACTAATATTAAGGTATCCTGATGTACCTGTCTTCCATTCAGCTGGGTTCAGTAAGTCACTGAAGTATACAGTCTGACGATCATCAGCCATATCAGCAACCCAGACACGACCATAAGCAGTCATGACACAGTTAGGAGTAAAGTTAGTTACAGTCTTTCCTACTGGAAGGTTAGTAGCTACATCACCTAAACGCTGGAATCCATAAGCACCAGTATGAGCATGAGCAGTAGCACCCAGCTTGTGATACAATAAAGTAGGATGTCCTTCCTGAACTAGGATACCATGACCTGAAGGAGTAGCTCCTGTGTCATAAGGCATACCACTAATCTGCCAGTTGTTGTCAGTAATGGTGTAAGTTAAGTTAGCTGTATCAGTACCGTTACGAACCACAGCTTCTGTTAAGGTAGTAGTTCCAGTGTATATCTTGTTGTTAGCTGCAGAGATAACTACAGTACCATCATCCTTAATAAGCTCATAGATAGCCCTAAACGAGCCTGTAGACGCTGCAGAGGTGTTGACCTTAGTCCACCCCTTACGAGCACCAATACGACCGTAGCGATCGATTACGCAGTTATTAGCCTCTAATGCAAACCCACTGTCTAACTGAATAGAACTATCTTGGGTATTTAACCCAGAGAAACCAGGAGCTGCAATCGAGCCAGTGACTAGTTCTTCAGCCATTAATAAGCCATCCAAGCAGATTCTTCGATATAACGACCAGACTCAATAGCGATAGCATCTGCTAATGATTGTTTGTAAATAGAGTACATCTCACCTGAAGCAATGCCACCATCTTCACCACGCTCAGCCATAGCCCTTGCAGTAGCATTAAAGATGACAGGCTCAGAAGGAATCAATAGCTTATCAGAGTCAGCAGATAAAGCTACTTGTGGTTTGATTACGTTGAAACGAATATCATAAACCCCATTAGGAATAGGGAATAAGTCTACTTGTGTATCACCGTTAGAGTTTGTACCGTTGAAGTTGTAGTATGCAGGAGAACCATTCTGTACTGAAGTGAGGAGGAACTGTTCGTTCATCCAACGAGTAGTGGCATTATTTACTACGATATTGCTTGTATCGTTTAGAACATCAAGAACCCTAAACCGTTGTCCAGAACCAACAAGAACATAGTTAAAGATACCATCAGCAGTTACTGCAGTAAGCGTTTCTGACAAGGCATTCCAAGGATATGCATCTTCAGCCTGACGCTTAGCATCATTGATGAACTCACCGATAAGCTTAGAGTAAGCATTATCTGCTACAGAAGAAACCTCAGTCTCTCGTAGTCTACGTAATACAGAATTTACAAGCTGGATGTAGTTCATAGTTGCCTATATTATATCACAAATTTATATAAAAGTCAAGGATTATTTACCACTTAACCTTGTCAGCCCAGTACGCAGCACTCATCTTACCTTTAGCTATGTTAGCTGCATGCCTAGCTTTGAAGCTCTTCTGACGAGCCTTCTCTCCTGGGGTCTTAGGAACAGCTCCAGCACCAGATACACCCTGCTGTCCAAAGCGAATAGTCTTAGTCTGGTCTCCAGATTTAGCTACTACTACATGGGACTTAGTAGGATGATTCGGTGTCTTCTTAGGCTTGTTATAGCCACTAACACCAACTCGTTCTAGTTTACTGTCTTTCTTCATTTCTTCTTCTTTGCTGTCTTAGCAGCATCTTTAAAGTCCTTAGCACTAGGAGCACCTTTGCTACCTACCTTACGCATCTTCTCACCTGAGCCAGCCTTGATACGCTTTCTCTTTTCTGCGATATTTTCATATAAACCTGGCATTGTTAGCTTCCATTCTGATAGGCTGTGTTCTGATGTAGCTCTAAAGTAAAGATTACTGAGAATGTAGAACCTGCTTCTGGTGTTACTCTTAGTTCATCAAACTCATCCATTACCATACGACCTTGATCAAACATTACATAGTCACCCGCACCGATAGATTTACCGCCAATGATAGTAACAGAAGTAGTAGTACTAGCATCATACCAAACAGCAGTGATAGACTTAGAGCTGCCTCCACCATTAGATAGCATTAATAATGTAGCAATCCCCTTACATCCTTTAGGGACTGTATAGACAGTGTTAGAAGAACCAGCTGTGAGGTTCTTACCTACTGTTAACTCTCTCATTAGTATCCACGCTTAGCGGTCATCTTCTTGGCTGGCTTAGCTTTAACTGGAGAACTAGTCTTCATTGCATATTGTTTAGCTTCTTTCTTACCTTTAGCTGTATATGGGAACTTCTTGTCTTTTACCATTGGCATAACAATCTCCTATTTTCTAAATATCATATCTGATACATAACTGATGAAAGCACCAGCAACTGAAGCAACTCCCATCAAAGCCCACAGAGAACCTTTACTACGCTCTGCCATAGCCACTAACTTTTTGATGTCTACTTCTAAAGCATCTACTTTACGCTCTAGGTTCTCTACGGAATTAACTAACTTACCGTACTCGATTGGGTCAATGTCTGACATATTATTCATCCGCTGGTAATGGTGTGGCACTATCCGCAGGATAGGGTGAATTGCCCTCTGCTACCCATGCAAGGTAGGCTTTTTCTTCGGGGTTTTCTGCGCCTAGGATAAAGCTAATCATTTGACCTTGTTCGTTTACATACATAACTGCATCTTGGTCAAAAATTGTTTTATAAAGTTTATAGGTCATAGTTCACACCCTGTGAAATAAATAATACCGCCATTAGTATTGTAAGTAGTGGCATCACCAGCAGTTAATCCTGAAGCAACTGAGCAAAAAACCATGCCTGAATCTACCCCACCTGAACTAAATGCTGCTGCAGTTAAGGCCACATTGCCCATTGCTGAATTTGTAATGGTTTGACCTGTGCCGCCTGAAGTAACAATTCCAGTTGCTGGAGTTCTAGTAGTGACAGGAAATTTAAAAATTATATACGCTTGTGTTGCAGCAGCACATTGACCTTGACCGCCATAATTATCGCTAAATTTTGGTAGGTAGCGTTGGCATAAAGCCAATTCTTGCTGATATTGTCTGTATTCAAATGAAGTAGCTTGTGTGCCTACTTCTAGCTGAACTCCAGTAATGTAGAAGGTAGCACCGTTTGTACCAACTACGGAAACTGCGCCTGTGGCTGAAGTAAAGTATGAACTAGACCAAGAGCCTACTGTACCTGACTTAGTAGAACCAACTCCAAGTCCAAAATAAACAGCAATACCAATACCGTTTGTTGTGTTCCATGTTCCACTTGTATCACCAGCAATAGTTATTGAAATTGTAGTCCAAGTGTTAGCAACAGGAATTGAATAGCTAAACGGGTAACTTCTTGCACCAGTACCATTTTGTATTGCACCGCCAAAAGTACCTGTCAATGAAGAATATACTTGAAACGATAAAGTTACAGTTTTAGCCGCTGCAGTTCCCCAACCTAAATCAGCAATGTTAAAACCTTCAATACTTTGGTAAATTTCAAATTCTTCTGTTGAGCCTACCGTGTAAGCTGAAGATGAAACAACTTTTAAAGAAGCATTAAAACCTGTTGGAAAAACAGAAGTATCTTGTGAAATAGTTGCTTTTGCTGCTTGACTACCAAAATAAGCAAATCTATCTACTGAATAACCAGTAGCGGTAATAGCTGTTGCTCTTTGATTTATAACCATTGCACCGTTTATGATGCGATTCCGCATGACTGAACTAATGGGTGCTAGAACTCCACCACTTGCATCGACTACTCTATTAACATTAAGTGTACTCATGCTAATTGTTCCGCAGTTGGTTTAGCTAGTGTTGGGTGTTCCCATATAGCGATAAAATCACCCTTGCCGTCTGAATTGTTTTGTAAACGAATTGCAGTCATAAAATCCTCAGGTGTAAGGCTAGGATATAGAGCCATTATTTTGTCGTATAAAGTCATTATGCCGCCCTTATTAAAGCACCTTGAAACCAAACCAAATCTGCCAAAGCAAAAGGAAGAGTTAAATCAGTTCCTTGATTTTGAAAACCAAAAACTTCAAGATAATCAGTAGTGCCGTTGCAATAAACAATACAACTCCCACCGCCAACTCCTGAATTTGCTGGGGATGGAGAAGTGTCAATTCTTTTGTATATACCACCATTTTTACCAATGTTAGTAATATTTGTGCCAGAACCATTTCCATAATATATAAACGCAGATACCTGATAATAACCAGCTACAGTTGGGGTAAATCGACTTGATGCAAAATTATTATTTGTATCAAACTCTTCTGTTTGAAAATTCATTCTTGTAAATGTTGCGGTAGTAAGTGTTTGTGCCGAGCTTTGATAAGCACTAAACGCTGGCATATTACCGCTAACCATTACAGTACCAGTAGCAGCAGGTAATGTCTGTGTAAAGTTAGATGCGGTTGCTGGTTCGTTAATGGTGACTGAACCACCACCAGAAGATTGAAGTACTAGACTCATAGAATTATCCACCGTTGTCCTGATGCAATCGTCACTGAGAACCCAGAAGCAATCGTTATAGCACCAACTGAGAGACAGTTCTTACCGCTTGTTGTTGTTATGTTCTCTGCAATAGAGTCTTCATTGTATGCAATAGCTTTAGAAGCAGCAGTGCCAAAGTATTGACCGCCTTGTACGGTAGCAGTAGTTACTCCAGTTACTAAGCCCTTAGCATTAACTGTAACTACAGGAATAGAAGTAGCAGAACCAAATGAACCTGTTGTACTGTTTACTGTAGCTAGAGTTAAAGCAGATGTGCCAGCAGTTGCTGTAGCGTCGCCAGTAAATGCAGGTAATCTTGCTGCAGGTAAAGTACCACTGGAAATATTGGACGCATTGGTTGTGTCGGTGGTTGCAGAAGCAACTAAACCAAGATTTGTTCTTGCTGTAGAAACAGAAGTTACATCAGAAAGATTGTTTGCTTTTAGAAGCGATGTTGATAAAGTAGTAACTGCGTCAGAAGCAGAAGTTGCAGCATTGGTTGCAGAGGTTGAAGCATTGCTTGCTGAAGTACTTGCATTACTTGCTGAGGTAGAAGCTGCACTAGCTGAACCAGCAGCAGCTGTAGCACTAGCAGCAGCAGCGTCGGCATCTGCTTGAACTTCTACAGCTAGTTGGCGAACTAATAAGGCTTCACTAGAAGAGTCTGCTACAGCGTCTCCTGCACCACCTGCTCCACGATAGATTGACATTGAATCTCCTTGACTTGTTTAAAGACTCTTATTAAAGAACCCTTAAACAAGACAGCCCTAATTAAAGGGCTATCCTGGTTACTTACTACTAGCCGTTAACAGCTAATACAAAGCCAGTCTCTGGACGTAATACTTTAACACCGTACAGCGTGTCGGCAGTATACAGAGTCGAGAGATACTCTTGCTTGTACTGAGTCTGTGAACGAACACCCATCTGCTCAGCCAACACCATTGTATCACGGTGAGCCAAGATAGCTGCTTTAACATCGCCACCAACGTTGTTGTTAGCATCGGTTTCGATGATTGGGCAGTTGCTTGTTACATAGATATCGATACCATACAACTGACCGATCTGACCGTTGTTTACACCACGACCATCAACGAAATCGCTAGAATTGTAGCGATCGATGCCCATGATAGCAGCACGAAGTGATGGAGGTACTGCGAAGAAACGACCATCCATCGGGGTATCAGCATCGTCCATGAGCTTGATCAAGGCACGGAAGCCAGCGTCAGTGAATACGTCAGCAGCAACTACAGTGTCTTCTGCATAAGCAGTTAAACCAGTAGAAGTGTCGATGTAATAGCTGGTGCTGTGTGTCCAATCAGAAGCATCACCGTTACCAAAAGACTTACCTAATTGGAACAAGGTGTCGTCAATCTTCTTAGCCAAAGCATAGCCAGCATCTTCTGTATAGAAGCGACGGAGTGATGCAAGAGCTTGAACTTCAACGATGTCCTCAATGAAACGTGAGTACTCAAAGTGTTGGTCTACAGAAACAAGAACTTCAGTCTCGGTATCAGCTTGGATTGTTACGGTTGTGTTTGCTGCCTTAGCAGTAGCTACACCACGAGTTGGCTTAGGAATGTGAAGCGTGTCACCTTTCTTGCCCTTCATGGTCATCTTGTTTACGAGGTTTGCGAGAACCAAGTTTTTCTTATAAGCAGCTACTACTTCGTCACTCCAAA